GAAATAACTACCAGTTGCAATTGTTGTATTTGTTGTTAGCAATCTACAATCTAACTCGGCGGTTATTGTTGGTAAAGAGACTGGGACTCTACCACTTGATAAAGATGGAAGTTTGGCGTTGATCGCCGTTGACGTGGCTTCTGTTGCGAGTGTGGAGGTGTCAGTAAAACCACCATTAACACCAGTAAAACAACTCAATACGGCGTTGTATTTTAATGCGGCTTGGTAGGCTGCATTTTCGCTTAATTGCATTTGCTCATCTAAGGCAACTAAGAGACTGTTTAGATTTGTCTGAGCTTCGACTGATAATGACATCAAACACTCCTTGAACTAGATGATGATCTTTTAGAATTAGATTGTTTTGGAATTACAACCGTCTGTCTTTGAGTTGATAGAATAACTTGATTGTATTCGTTTCTAACTTGAGGTTGAGTTAACTTTAATATTTTTATTAACTCTTGCGAGACATAACTTAAATTTCTCATATTATCCAAAAATTAACGCCATTTTCCTTGCTGTTCTTTCAATCATAGCATCAAAATCTAGGATGGGCAAACATCCCAGTGAAACATCTTGAGAAATTGCTGACAATACACTTCCACTGTAAACATAGGAAACCCCTAATTTAATATTTCCAGACAAAGATCCAGAGGATAAACTTACCGCTATACCTGGCGATAAAAATAAACCAGGAATATAATTGGTCGGTTCTAAAGCTATCAAACTAAATCCAGTAATAGCAGAAATATTAAAAGTTTGAGACGTTAGCCCTGTTGTGACTCCAGAAGGAGAATCCTGTCTATATAAAACGCCGTTAATCAAAAGGTAGAAACGAATTAAGGAAACGTTGAAACCTCCCGATGGATAGGTTATTAGTGTCGAAATCCCCTGACTACTCAAAACTGATTCACTAGCACCCCAAAAAACCCTAGATTCTCCCGCCTTTGTAGAAACAATTGCCAACAATGCCTCTGATGACTGGATAGCGTCAATACCTCGAAAAGTGGCTACACCATCACGACTGAGGGTTATTTTTTGCCCTACAGTATTAGTTAAGAATCCAGATAAAAACTGCTCAGGTGTATCCAAAAATTCGAATATTCGAGACTGCGATCCATGAATCATCCCCCCCCGCATCCTGCCAACTTTTACCCCTACAGAATCCGGCAAAACCCGACCCGTATAGTTTTCGTCTTTATAAATCAATCCCCCTTGTGGCTGCCTATAAATCAGACCACCCTCAACTAAAACGCCCGACTGAACCCCGCAGCTAAGTGTGAAACTTAAAACAGATCCGGGTGCTATCTGCAATTCTGAAGACTTGAAACCAACGGCTATCTCAACAGCGACAACCCAATTATAGGGTAATGGTCTTTGAAATACAAAAAAGCCTAACTTCGTATCAACAGAAACCCATTCCCCAATACCATCCATATCGTTGCCGTCGCCCGTATCATTCTCGGTAACAAGCTCCCCAGATTCGATATTGACAAAGCCTAAAACCCTTGCGAATATCTTTCCACTCAGTAAATTAGAAACAGGCTCCGAGCCATTCAGAAAACAGTTTAAGCGGAGTCTCCTGCCCACTCCCATCTCTGATTCGTACAGATTCAGAAAAGCTAATCTAATTGGTGATTGGTCGGGATCGAATAATGATCCACTACCATCGGGAGTATAAATAGGGCGTGGAAAAAACGGGTTATTTGCCAAGATTTCAGCGTCAATATTTGCTGCGGGTTGATGACAGCCAAAAACTCCGCTAGTGCCACCAATTGGGAATGCTCCGTAGTTTGTAGATCCAAGATTTAAAACCCATTTATTCCCTAAACTATCAGAAATAACTTTAACCCCATCAACAGCTTGCGGGGTGTTTAGCCTCATGTAATAAGCACCCAAACTGGTAACGGTTCTTATTTGCCCCTGAATAGCGTTTGTTGGTAGTGCCAGAGGGTTTGCTACAGACGACGGGGTGATAGTTAGATCAGTATTTTGACTCAAGAGTAAGTCAGAGAATGTCGCTAAAGTTTTGCCGTTGTCTTCCCAGTTTTTCCAGATTCCGATAACGTGACCATTGGCTTTGTCGTTATTAGGTGAAGCAATTAAGAGATAATAAGGAAATAAAGTTCCCTCGGTTCTATTGGCAGAATTAAACTGAACCCTAATTCGACTCCCGACTGTATAATTTGCTAGTACAAGTGTTGAGCAAAAGTTAACGCCCGATTCATTAAAGGCTTGAATCCCTAAATAAATCGTGCCATTTGTTGTTAAACTTCCCCCCGTTTCAACTGATACAGTAGGGGGAAAGCATTGATTCAAGTTACCAGGAAAAATCGTACTCATGAAAATTCTTACAGAAAGTGGTTTAGGTCAAACTCTAGCAAATATTATTAAATCTCAATCACCTATCCAGAAAGGATCTGCTAGGCAATCAAAGCCTCAAGGTCAATCCGTAGCTGTTCAGTTAAATACATCCATCCCTGGATTCCCTTCAGTAATTAGGGCTTTTGCTTTTAATCCTGTTCAGGTAGGATCAAATAACGTTAGCTTAGTTAGATTATCCGAGCCTATTGGCGGGTGTGATTGGGGGGCTTTTTCTGGTTCCCCCAGTCAGATTATTAACTCAAGGTCGGAAGTTAATGTATCCCAAACACCTCAATCTACAGATAGCAGAAAAATCAAAATTGAGATCAAGATTGGTTACACCGGAAAGTTATAAATATGGGTTACTCTCCTCTGGTTTTTCCTCTGGTTTTTCCTCTGTTGATGCTTCTGATTGCGCTTGTTCCTGCGCTTGTTTTTGCTGTTCGGCTGCCATGATTTTTTCAATTAATTCTTGGTTAAAATCCTCCTGTCTTCTTTGGCTTAATCCTAAATCTTTTCTGAGTTGATTCAATGCCTCTAAATCAGTGGGATTAAATAATCCGGTTTGAATGCAAGTCATAATATTAGAAACCCGCATTCCCGACTGTGCCGGATCTAAGAATTGTTCAGACTCAAAAGTTCCATAATTATCCTGTATTCCAAAGTTCCACATCAACAAAGGGCGACAAACGTTATTAATTAATCTATCCCTAAATTGTCTAGCTATTTCCTCAATCAAACCATCCAGAATTAATCTATGTCCTGAGTTCAAACCAGCCTGTCCGAGCGTAGCAGTGCCTTCATTAAAGATGGTATATGGGATTCCATAAGCTAACCATCTATATTTATCTAATTTTTCAGAAGTTAAATTAAAGAAACCCTCCCCCCCGGTTTGGGGAATCGTAGTAATAGTGTTATTTTTATCCGTTCCCACAATCGATCCATTAGCTAAATCCTTTAATTGATCTAAAGCCTGAGCTAATGCCGATGTGTTTTTAGTCTGTCCGTATTCGTCAAGAATAGGCTTGCCGTTCGAGTCCATCATCGGGATTGGTTCAGTTGACGGAACTTGTACGATAGTTAACCCCGTCGCTTGCCGTTGACAAGCTACACTCCATTCCCGCATCAGTAACTTATGAAATTCCCAGAAAGGATAGGCTGCTGCGGCTTGCGGATCTCCATTCGGATCATTGCTATCAATTGGAGTATTTGAGATATGCAGGCACTTTGCATAGGGGATTCCCACCTCTCCTTTACTAGACGAATAAATAATCCGATCTATCTGACCGGATTTCCCTGCAAACTTAATCCGACTAGGCTCTAAAATATTAAGTCGCTTAATCCTTAATTCTCCCTTGTGTCCCTCCATCTCGGTACTAAACACAATCTCGGCAACACTCCGACCTAAACCATAGGCTTGTTTACTCATCTGAAGGATCACGTCAGATAAAGACCCATCCATTAATTCCCAACAGGAATTAATAAACTCAACCGGAGTAAAATTGCCAGAGGGAAAACTAGCCACATCATTGTTTCCATGCTTAAACGTCCCTGTTAATGCGATCGCCCGTGATGCCTTAACAGTCAAAGCCGCGCCCGATATTGGATCGGCTTTGAGCATTGCAGCTAAATCCTTAATTGGGTATTTTCCCCTAGTGTCTAAGCTAGAGACAAAATCCCAGATTAAATTATCAAGACTGGGTGATATTTGACCCGGAAGGTAACTTAATTTTTCAACCACTATCAACCCCCAATAATAAATAAATTAGCTCAGACGAAGTTAAACTCAAAACCCTGGAAATGTTAACGACTTCAATACTTGATATTTGTAATACCCCAGACTCTTTTCTGCTTATAGAAGCCTGTCTATAATTAAGTAATTCTCCTAACTCAGATTGTGTCATATTCCTATCTTCTCTTAGTCTCCTCAACCTTTGTCCAATACGATCTAAATATACTGAATTGGTATATTTCTTGCCAGAGTTTGAGTTAACAGAATAGTATTGTAATTGACCCATTATTTACCCCTTCCCTATGGGTGTTTCTTGCTTTGACGGTATAGGTGGATTGTGTCAGTTTTCTGAAGACAACCCCACCGGAGAACTGATTAAAAACGCTTTGGTTTTAATTGAGGGAACGCATAAAGATAACCAAGGGGTAGTCCACGAGTTCCCGTCAGAACGGATATTGAGAATTGCACAACGGACAAATGCGGCAATGTCTCAAGGTTATGAGATTCCACTTATGTCCGATCATAGCAAGCAATTGATCGGGGCGGACGGTGAACTCAAAAAACTTGGGATTTTTGTTAGTCCTTTCGAGTGTCGGGTTATCCGTCAAGAGGATTTACCCAACCCAAAAATGCAACACTTAATCGGAAAATTAGGTGCATTTTCCAGGGTTAATATTCTTAATAAGGTTAACGAAGTCCGATCAAAACTAATTAATCTTTTAAGTCCGGGCGTTGATCTAAAACTTGAAAGGTTAGCAGAAGTATCCGCCGTTGCTTTTCCTGCTATTCACGGCCCCGCGCTTTTCGCTGCGTCATCTACTGTTCAAGACTTGAGTTTTGCTTCAGTCAAAGAGGAGCAGGGAACGTTTAAGCGACAAAGAGAGGACTTGCTAGAGGAGTTTGAAATCCTATTACAAACCATCCAACGGATTCAAAAAGCCTCACCTGAACAATTGGTAGCGGTAACTCCTGAGCAATTGTTATCAACTGCGATTGACGAATTTACGGCAGAAATTAAGCAATATTTTGGGCTTGATAATTTGAGTCAATCAATAAATCAAGAACCGGAATCGCCGTACAATTCAAGCCCTTATGCTAATGAATTAATTAAAGGGCAAGCCACTTATTCCCTGGGTAACACTACTTCTAATTTTGGTGAGACGGGGTTAAGGCGACGGAAAAAGAACCGATAATTTTGTTGTTTTCACACTAAGTATTTAAGGAGACAAAAATGAGTTTTTACCAATACGAACCGCCTGTAGCTATGTTTTCTATGGCAGAAGTTGATAAATATAATAATTATCAAAACGGTGCGGGTGTAGCTGTTTTTGGTGCTGCGGATATGGCAAAAGGAGTCTTAAAGGGTGCTGTAAAAATAGCAAAAATGCCATTCCGCGCGGTTGGAGGTGTCGCCGCAAAAGGTGTCCGAGCTGCTGCAAACAGATCCGCCGAGCGTGTAGCGACGACAATGACGGGAATGGGAGCCGTCAGGGGTTCTCGAAACCTTGGGGGAATGGCTGAATGGGCAGAAAAAAACCCAGGAAAACTCGGTGCTGGACTTGCCGGACTTGCTGTTGCGGGTGGTGGTGCTGGGGCTGGTGGGGTAATGTTTATGCGTCGCCGTCGTAGCAAAACCGGAAAAATGATTGTTGAACAAGTGAGACGCTAATGATTATCGTTCGCAGGGTCATACATAGAAGCTCCGCATTGTTTCAAAAAGCATTGATGCCCCGTGGTTCCGGTTTTTACGACGGACACAGCTCTGGATCTCTTGACGCTTTTGTCAGTCATCAAAAGTGGAGGAGAAACGCTGATAATGAGTCATTGCAAGCAAAAAAAAACAGAGAACATAATAGATATGAAAGACGATCTGCTAAGTTAAAGGCTCAAAAGCAATATTGGACGTCTAGGGACTTGGCTCGGCAACTTAAAGATCCTTGGAATGATTGGTTTGATCCCGAAAAAATTAATCGAACCGCACCAAATCAGCAAGTTCCTCCATCTACACGATTCCTTAATCCCAGTGTAGATGCTAGTCCTCCTCCACCCCCACAATCCCCAAACACTGCAACTAACTCCAAAACAGTACCTAAACCTGGTAGATCAAACTCAAAAGCAATATTAGCAGGTCTAGCTGCTGCGGGTTTAGTAGGTGCAGGAGCTTACTTTATCAGGAGACGAAAATCATCTAAAGGTAAACAAATTATTGAGAGGGTTAGACGCTAATGATTGTTGTCAGAAGGGTTAGGCACAAAGAATCCATTGCCAGTTTCTCTGGTCGTTATTGGGATTGGGATAAAGATGTTTGGGTAGAAGACCCGAAATACTCGCAAACAAATCCCAAAACAGTACCTAAATCTGGATCAAACTCAAAAGCGGTATTAGCAGGTCTAGCTGCTGCGGGTTTAGTAGGTGCAGGAGCTTACTTTATCAGGAGACGAAGATCATCTAAAGGTAAACAAATTATTGAGAGGGTTAGACGCTAATGCAAAAGACAAAAGTAGAGGTACGCCGTGCCAATATTCTCTCAAATTGAAGTTAATAAATATCAGAAATATGCCAATTTTGGGGTAAAAACAGAAGTTGTTGATAGCGACCCTTGGGGTGGTGGATATCCTAAAAAAGCAAAGGGCGCTGATATTTTTGACAGAGTTGGAAATAGAGTTGCGGATTGGGCTGAAGCTCCTCATCAAAATGCGGTTAAGAAAGTGAATGACTCACTTAGGGAACAGCTTAAACAAAACTCTCGCGCAACCATTCATCCGGCTGACGCAAAAAAACTGACTGAACTTTATAATCGAGCGGAATCTTTTAGGAGACACTCTCGCTCGGTTGGAAAACTAGCTGTTGGCGGTGCTGCTGGATTGGGTCTACTTGCTACGGGTGCGGCTGTCGCTGGGGGTGTAACGTTTATCCGTCGTCGTCGAACTAAAAAGGGAAAGATTATTGTCGAAAATGTTAGGAGAAAAGCATGATTATTGTAAGACGGAGGGTAAGCAATAAAGCAAACTTTGGACTCGTTGATCTAATTAAAGAGCCTTTTCGTAGGTACGGGCGATATCTTGCTGGAAAGGCAAAGGATAGAGCGGGTGCAGCCATGCAAGAAGTTATCAGGAATCCGAGTGCTGCTAACATTAAAAATGCTGCCAACTTAAACGCTGCCGCTAGTTGGGCAAAACAGAACCCAGGAAAGTTAGGTGCTTACAGGGCTGCCCCATTAGCTGCTGCTTTTATTGGAGGTGGCATGATTGCAGCCGGATCAAAAAGTTTCACCCGCCGTCGTCGTACCAAAAACGGAAAAATCGTTGTTGAGCAAGTAAATAGAAAATGATAATTGTTAGGAGGTTTGTTAAGTCTAAATCATCTGCTAATTTTGCCTATGCTCCTGATTTCAAAAATATGTATTGGGATGAGGCTGAGGAGGCTAGGGCTAAAGCAAATAAGTCTAAAATAGATCCTAGATTATTGTTAGCAGGATTGGGTGTAGCTGGTGCGGTTGGTGCGGGTGCTTACTTTATCCGTAGGCGTAGATCCAAAAACGGTAAACAGATTGTCGAGAGGGTTAAACGATGATAATTATTAGGATAATATGAAACAAAAGAAACAAGATTTTAGTAAAGCCTTTACCCGGCGAATGTGAACTAAAAATGGTAAGATAATTGTAGAACAAGTTAGGAGGTGATGTAATTTGATTGTTGTTAGGAGGGTTAAACATCGAAATCAATATACAAATCATTTAACGGCTCAATTCGGATTTTATGATTGGGTCGGAAGAAAAGGAGGTGATGTTCTGGAATGGCAAATTAACAACTTTCAAAAAAGAAACCCGCAATATTACAATAACCCCGATTTCAAAAATGAGACAGATGAGTATATTAATCGAGTCAACAGATTCAGAGCCGATCCCCAAGAGAACCGTGCGTTTGGCAAGCGTATAGCAGGAATCTACGGGAAAATGGCTTTAGGAATTGCAGCTACTGGTGCTGTTGTCGGTGCTGCTATGTACTTTACTAGAAAACGAAAAACCAAAAACGGTAAAGTAGTTGTTGAGAGGGTGAAAAAACGATGATAATTATAAGAAGAATAAGATCCCCTTCTTTAGCTCAATTTGGTTTTAATCCGTTTGGTCGAATAGAACGGGTAAATAAAGGGGCAGAACGTCAAAGAATAACCTTGCAAAAGGCTTTAGATTCTGCAAAATCTGAGGGCAAAAATCTTCGAGATCCCAAGGTTTTAAGACAGGTTATGCTCCCTGTTGCCCAAGCCAATAAAGGTCGAACTGGCGGATCTGCTTTCACCCGAAGGCGGAAAACCAAAAAGGGCAAAATAATCATAGAACGGGTAAACAGAAAATGATTATTGTTAGGAGGGTTAAACACCGAAATCAATTAGCTTCTTTCAATGCCTTACTATATGGTACGGCTGCAATTGGAGGTGTGCTTTATATGGTCGTAGTCAACTCAGGCAAAACAATAGAGAATACCTTGAAAAACGCCCAAAAGTTAAGCAAGGACTTCTCATCTTGACAAGACCTGAAGCTGCTATCGGTATCGGCACAGGAAAAACGTTTTCCCGTCGCAGAAGAACCAAAAATGGAAAAATCGTTGTAGAACAAGTTAGGAGGAAATAAAGTGGATTCACTTAGTCAAATTCAAGCAATCTTAGAGTCAACAACTTTCGAGGAAGTTCACGATTCAGCAGAAACATTTTCGGCATTTCTTGAATTAGCTCAATCTGCCCTTGATCAAGAGGATAGGGAAGTTTTGGGCGAAGAAGAAATGGATGATGTAATCGCTGAAGGGATTGAAGATTTTGCTTCTACTCTTTATCAAATTTTTGGAATTGACGTAGAAGAATCTCGAATGGAAGATGAAGGCGAGATGGAAGAATATGCCCAAAACATGGGATATGTTGCTTCTTTTTCTCAGGGATTTGGTCAAACTTTAGCGGGTTTGATTGAGCAACGTTTCAACTCAATTGATGATGGTGTTGCTGTTGTCAGTGAAATCACCGGATTAGACGGGCGAGATATTTCTAGCCTGTTTGATGGGACGCTGGCAATCGAACCCGAAACCGCCGCCGAATTAGCAGACGCTTTTCAGTTAAACGGTCAAGATTATAACGATTTCGTTAATCTGGCTGCCAATGCTTTTACTGAGTTAGGGGGATCTCCCAATGATTCTTATTCCCTCAGTGAAGGCATTCATGCTGAACCCGTTGTCACCATGAATGCTGACATCGGACTCCGTGCCGAATTTGAAGCCCTCAAGGAACAGCAAGCCATTGGTGAAACCCTCCGAGCTATCGAACGGCAATGTGATCAGATGATTGCCGCTGGGATTTTAACAACCCATGAGCGCCGACTGCTGATTGGAGAATTTGAAACGGGTCAAGATCGGACGGCTCAATTTTCCTCGGCTTGTGAAGGGTTAAGCGTCCCACCGGGTCAACAGTTAGATCGTCTGCAATATTACCTTTATATTGCCAACGCTCGCGGCCCTATCGCTCAATTTGGACAAATGGCTAACGACCCGATTGACACAGACTTCTCCCATGAAGATGTGCAGTCCATTCAATCATTCCGCACCCGCAATGGATACGTTTAGGAGTAACAAATGAAAGTAACCCGTTTTTATTCAGACCCCCCAGTTATCGCGGTCAATACTAATACCGAAGCCGCGTTTTCTTGCTGCTTAGAGGAGTCGGACATCCCATCTATTGCAGGATCTAAATCTGTTCCTGCGGGTGTTTTTCTTGCTAAGAAATCTACAGGCGGTCATCGTCCTTTAGGTCGGGCTAAGATTCTCGCTCCCTATGTTTCCGGCGAAACTGTTGTAATTGTGGAATGCCCCCAGGTTTTCAAGATTGGAGATGTACTTCGCTACATTGCAGCACCAGGGGTTTCACGGTACACAGAAGAAACCGCTATTCGTGCAGCTACAGCCCCGCTATTTGGGACTGTGACGGGTATTGATTCTTTGACTCAAAGACAAGTTACAACCGTTACCTTTGCTTCGGTTGCTGTTGGCAATATCTTTACCGTTTCCATCAATGACGCTCCGATTTCATTCGTTGCCACGGCTGCATCAAATCAGAACGTTGCCGATGGTCTAAAAGCGGCTATCACCAAAGCACAATCTGGGTCTTCTCCCTTAGAAGAAATCCGAGTAACAACTCCGGGCGGTGTTTTGACACTGACTACAGACCAGGAAGGAATCATCTTTACCACGGCTGTAACGGTAGCTCAGGGCGTTGCTAACACTTTAGGGACTGCGGTTGCTGATGTGACCACTGCAATCGGAACCTTGACGATCACCCCTCAAGGTGGTAACGCCTCCCTAGCTATTGGAGCCAAGATCGGCACGATTGGGGATGTTGTTGTCGGGGTGTTGAATAGCACTATCTCGCTCTATGACGGAGATCAGTTTATCGCTCCATACTCAGGTGGTGTCGTTTATATTAATGCGTTGCCATACATTGACGGTGACATCCAAAGCCAACTGCCGAAACTAACTTTTATTCCTTAACGGAGGGACTTGATTAATGTATATTGCAGATTTCTTAAATAACGTATCGGCTGCGCAGGTTCAACTCCTGTATGAAGATACTTTTCAATTCTTGATTGACCCAGATAAAGAATCCCTCCTACAACGGATGGGCAAAAAACCCGACCCCGGCGTTCTGAGTCAATACAAACTGATGGATGATTTTGTCACCCTTGAGTTTTCCGATGACCCTGATGTGTTGGCATATCTTGTTAAACAAAACCTAGCAATCGCTTCCGTGATTTCCGTTGATGGTGAGGTTGTCTCAACGGGTGCAGGAAGTCTAATTAAGTTTGATGGAGACTTCTTTAAGCTGGCGATCGCCCACAACTGGGATGAGAAAAAGCAGGAGCAAATGCTGAAGTTTAAACGGATGTTACCGGGCAATATGTCCCAGACATTCATTGATATGCTTTACGGCTCCGTCGCTAGTTTGCAGCCACGGGTGATCAAACTAGCCAACGTCTTAACTTGGCAAGTTTTACAGTCGGGTCAAGTTAGTTATACCGACCCCCGATCCGGTGTAACGGCTAAATTGGCTTATACCACTACAGCCGATCAGTATCCTACAGCCTTATCTGGGACGGCTAAATGGGATGCTTACACTACAGCCACAGGGTTGCAGGATATTGAAGATCACTTACTCAACTTCTACGACAAGAAAGGATATTACCCCGACAAGATTGTGATGTCTAATCGGTTGGCTATCCATTTAAGCCGTCAAGAATCAACCCGTAACCGAGCGTTATCTACTGGGATGTTGTCTAATGTTCCGGCTGCGGGTGTGGCTAGTGCCGTGTCTCCTGAGATTCTAATGCGGGTTGTCCCTCAACTGGCAATGTCCAAAACTCAATTAGAGATTTACGATGCTCAGTATGAGATCGAAACCGCGCCGAACGTAACGGTCAAAGGTCGTTACCTGAATGACAATGCCTACTGTTTCCTGACTGCTGGCATGGGCAAAAGATTATTCGGCCCCACGATTGAGAATGAAGGGAGATCGGGTTTATTTGTGAAGACTGAACAATTGCAAACATCCCCACCCCGTGACCGTTCCTACTGCGTTGGCAAAATGGTTCCTTTCTTCCCACAACCTGACTTATTAGGAGGTCGGACAGTCGCATGATAGATACCACTAGACCTGTAAAACTTCTCAAAATGGCGGTCAATCGAGGGAATATCTATCACCCTCGAATCTATAACCCTGGCGAATTACCAGAGGAAGTGTTAGCACGGGTTGATATTTTGCAACAGGATGAACCAAAAAACCCTGATGCAGTATTAACCCCAACTATCAATAACTCGGACGTGAAAGTTGAGAATAGCATCTCATTCTCGGTAGAAGCTCCGAGTACAATTCCCAAAGCCTTTCCCACTGAAACCGTTGTTGTTGGTGCTGTTTTACCCAAAACAGATATTAATAAAGCCACGATTGACGAGCTTTCTAAATTGCCAGGTGTTGGTGCTGCGATCGCCACTAAACTTGACAAAGCACGGGAGCAACAACCCTTTACCTCTGTTGAGGATTTAGATACAAGAATCCCACTTAGAGGGAAGTCTTGGGACGAATTAAAAGAATCTATTTTGATCCAATGATTTACACAACTCCTGACCGCATAGCAAGAATATTAAGAGGGAGGCTTGAACTCAGTACAACCGCGTCGGGTGTTCCCTTTGGATCTAGCTTTGGTGCTAAGGAAGTTGACCTGGAATTGTTGGATCAAAAAGGCAGTCAAATTGAGGCTCAGGTAAATTCAATTCTTAACTTTGTTTATGAGTTGCCAATACCTTCAAATGCCCGTGATGCCTTACAGATTATTAGTTCTATTGTTGAGGATTTGACGGTCGCTTCCCTTGCTGTGGTGCATTTTCAACAGATGCAAAACCCACAAATGGGGGGAGATATGGGATTTGGGGCCATCCTTTACCGGAATGCTTTGTACACCCTTAGACAGTATGTAGCGGGTTATCAATTAGATTTCAACATCCCTGGTTTACCTCCTCCTATGGTTAACCCGATGATGCCAACACAAACCTTGAAGTTGCCCGGCGTTAAGTTGAAAGTTTTGACCCCAGGAACATATACCCGTCAAACCACAATTGTTGCTCAAAAGAATCCCTGCCAAGCTGATAAAATTAATTGGAGTTAAAAAGAAAAATTAATTATGATCAATGCTTTTGTAGATAGAGCGCCGTTAAATGGATTTATATTAGAAAGACAGAGGACAATCCCCGTCACTGTTACAGTAACGGGGACGGGGTTAACGGGTGGGAAACTTAAATTCGTAGCTAAAGATTTGATTGCTTTGCCCGACTTAGATGATTCCCGATCTAAGATTGTTAAGACTACCCCGACTCAAATTGTTGTTGATACTGAAGCTAGTAATAGTCAAAGGATTGTGGCTCGATTTGATATAGGGCCGTTAGACACTAATGCGTTAACAGTTGATACCCTTTATTGGGGTATTCAGTTTGAAACTTCGGTCGGTGTGATTCCTTTTAACGAATTACAAGGGATTCTAAAGATTGAAAATGATCGGGTCAAAACTTTAGTTTAAAGGTGCGAGGATAGAATGATTGACTTTCCAACTTTGTTTCCGAGTCTTGTTAAATACATCCCGAACTGGATGGAAAAGTTCTATCCTCGCATAGCACAATTCGCACGGGGCGAGGGATATCCCTGTGGCAATAAAGGGGTTTTTATCCCGCGTCGTAATAAGTGTTGGACGCATCCCAAAACGGGTAATAGACTCAAGCAACCTCTGACTTATCAAAAGTATCAAGAGGCTAAGGAAAAATCTCAACGCAGTAAAACCGAGAAGGGTAGAACGGCACTAGCTAATCGTGAGCAATCATTTAGAGATAAGGCGAGAGAAAAAGTTAAAGGGTGGCAGAAGAACAAGCCAGCCAGTCAACCTCAAGACAAATCTGTAGATCAACAATATAAAGACATTATTGCTAGTTCAAAAAATCCCAAAGGGACGGAAGACGCTGTATCATCAGCACTGAAAAACGGCGTTAGTGATTTTGATAGAGAGAACTACAATAGATACTTGTCTGCAATAAAATCTGGGAAGGCTGACAAGGGTGTGGTCGGATATTATCAAGATCAAATTGATAGATATAAACCTGTTATAGATGCCGAAAACTTTATAAACGAGAGGCGACAAAAGGCAATAGCGGGAGATTATGAAACAGAACAAGAAGCAGGGGTTTATGTCCTTAATAAATTAAAACAAAAAGGTTATAAAGAACACGAATATTATGACAGTCCAGACTACGAAAAAGATTATGGAAAATTAGTGGGGGTGATGAAATCTACTAAACTTCCCCCACCACTGTCTGGTACTGTTCCTAGTAGAGAATTAAAGCAGACATTAACTCAGGGTGATAAATTGCTCATCAAAAAAGACACTTATTCATTAATGGGTGGAGGGAATACCCCTACTGGTTATCAAATAGTTGATGGTGGCGAAGTTTTAAAAGTTAATGTCAAAAACGTCAAAACTCGCGTTAAAGGCGAATATATGGGGAAACCTTACGAGAATGAGTCATCCATTGCGCTTGATAACGTTTCCCATGTCATTCGAGATGGTAAACGTTATAAAGTAGATCTATCTGATAGCTCCCCTAATGGTTTGGGAATACAAAAAAAGGTAACTACCGAAACACCCCAATCACGGAAAAAGACGAATATTAGGGGTGCGAATGGTAGATCAGAACCCGATCCTATTCCATATACAGACCCTTTGGGTTATCGAAATGATCCGCTTGATAAATTTGACAAATCACTAGATAAAGAAGTTGAAAAGTTACAGCAAAAAACCAGAACAATCCCGATTGAAACATTAAAAGGAAAAGTTGATAACTCGGTTTCAGACTACGGTAATGGTTTGGCTGTTTGGAAAAATAAAGATAATAAGAAAAAGGAGGAGGTTTATACAGTTGTTCATACGCCATCAGGGAAAAGGTTAACCGCTTATGACTCAATAGAAGAAGATCAATCAAAAAGGATTGTTGCAGGATTAACCGCCATTGGTGTTGACTGGACTAAAGAAGAAAAGGAGTTTACTAAGGATGAGCGACTGAAGGATCTTAATGGTTTGATGCGTAGAGTTTTAGATTCTAATTATCGGCGGTTTGAAATTGCTGATAAAAAAAGATTGGACAAGTTGAGAAAAGCCAGGGATGAACAAGACAAAAAAAACGATTTCAACTCCAATCTTAAACTCGCTCAATTTGCAAAACCAGGATGCTGTTGTGATGCCTCCAAACCTTTAAGACGCCGGAAAACAAAGCAAACCCCTAGACTGAAAAGAAGGGGGACTCGATATGCTTGATCCTATATGTCTTAAATTAGCTAAATATTTGCAGGAGTGGTTAAATTCTGAACTTAAAAAGATTGACCCCAATCTGATCGCGTGTCGGGATACAGTTTGTTATGATGCCGTCAATCCTGACTTATCGCGGTTTCCATTACTCAAAGTTTATCGGTTATCTGACAACTTTGAGTATGGACACCCGAAAAGCCAAACCAGCTTTGTAATTTCCTATTGCCTATCATTCCCAGATCAGGAGCTTTTGCCGGGCATTTTGAGATGGGTTAGTTGGCAATTAAACGAAGCTCTAACTCAGTGGAAAGAGTCTAAGAACTGTTCCCCAATCATAGCACAAGGAGGCTTTAGATCCGAGTATAGAATCATGGTCAATGAACTGTCTCAACCTGTCTATGCTTTCTTGCGTTTTAGCTTTACGGGAATTGATTATTTAGAGGATTAAAACAATGCAGTCACAACGCGATGCGGTAACGTTTCAGTTTGTTGCTTCTACCAATGCAACCCTGAGAGATTTAAAAACCGGATTAATTTATAACTGGAAAACTCCATCAAACATCACCATTAACCCTAACCGCCAAACTCGGAAAACAACCCGACGCAACAACTTAGGGGAAAACATCACCGATGACATCTTGGTGCAAAGCTCCGACCCCGTAGCCACACTAACCTACTCAGGTTTTAACTTCGAGATGATGGCGTTTGCTATGGGCAAAAAAGTTGAAAGTGGTACTTACGATGTCACCCAACCCTTTCAAGTTCAGGTCAAGACTGCTACCTATGCGGCTGCAACGACTGGACAGGTAGGCTTTGGTGTGGTAGCTGATGCTGAAACCTATGGCTCTAAAACTGATATCACAGGGGCTAAAAAATCAGTTCCTTTGACTCAACAACCTTATGCTTCTTTTACAGCGACAACCGCCGATACTTTTGCTGTTGGTGCTAATCGGGCTTTGAAGTTTTCCGATAACTTAGTTGAAGCTGGGGCGTTTATCACCCTTTCAATTAGTCGGTCAATCACTGGCAATTCTATGGGTGATCCTTTAAACGCTCATGAGTTTTCTGGTTTAGTTGTCGGGACTGACAAACGGGTAATGATTATATTTATCCCAGAGGTGATTATTGACCCATCTCAAGGTCAGTTTGATCCTAGTTCTGAACAACTACAAATCCCCATGCAAATCATCCAACCCCTTGACTGGTGCGACCCGTTCAAACTAATCGACACCGCCGAAACCGTTTACTGTGCAGCTTAAAAATATGACTGAAATTAAAAAAAGACAACCCAGACGGACGGCAACAGTTAGTTATTATGATCCGATAACAGGGGAATTTATCACCTCTGAATTAATCACGGCTGCACCCTTTGTTAAATGGGGAAAAATTGCAGAAATTCAGAAGTTAATCCTTGAATTATATGTTGAGATTGGGGGATCTATTGGTGACTTATTTTGCCATGAAACCTTTATCCCATTGTGTCAACAATTATCAACATTAATTCCGGTTGTCGGCCAAACCCGCCCGATTGATTTTCAGGCTTTAGTCGATGCCGATGACTGGCCCCAAATTACCCGACTATTTGTTACCACGTCCTACGATGACGCTGGTAATCGAGATGTTGACGCTAAAGGCGAAGCCACGCTAATCGAACCCGGAACAATAGCGGATCTGCACAATCTCAATTTTTTGCAAATCCTAGTGGACAAAGAGAGGGAACGGCAGAAAATACGGGAGAAGGAACTCGCCGAATTAGAAGCAGTGGAAGTTACGAAATAGACCTATTAGCTCAGTTAGTAGAAGCCTACGAACCTCAAGGAGCGATCGCCCTCTCGAAAGAGTATCCGGCTGAGTTTCTTGAGTGTTTGTTATTCCAAACTGTTGAACATCGGATGAGCGACGAGGATCGGGCAAAACGTCAAGCTGAGGAAACTTTGAAAGGTCAAAAAGCCGATCTCCTAAAACGGGAATTGAGGATCTCAATCTCAGGGGAACGGATGCCACGGATTCTGTCTATGGCTTCATTCTTTCCAGATGCCAACACGGGGGAAAATGGGGATTAAACTTAGCATTGATTCATCAGAAATCAACAAAGAAATTAAACGGATTGCAGGGTTTAAACTCAGGGCGGAAGATATCACCGCCGCCGCCCCCGCGATTCGTTTGATGATGCAAGAAGATGTAGATACCCGTTTCAATAACGCCCCATTAACAGAAGTTGGAGGGGATGTTTACGGGGGTGTTCAATGGCGATCACTCTCGGAATCTTATCTAGTCCAAAACCCTAGACGTTATGGGGGTCAAATCCTTAGAGACACGGGAGAACTTCAGCAGTCATTAACAGCCGAGGGGCATCCATACGGTGTTTTTGAAGTCACTGAATCACAGATAGTATTTGGGACAGCATTAGCCAAAGCCTCTCGATTACAACGTGATTTTCCGTTTATATTCTGGCATCCAATCTTATTAGAAAAGATTGCCAATTATTTAGTTAACTGGGTACAGGGAGGTTAAAACAATGGCAGACGCAACCGCTAGTTTAAAGTTAGGCTTAATTGATGATGGATTTGTTGCTGGTGTTTCAAGTGCATCAACTCAATTAACAAGTTTACAACTAGCTTCCACTGCGGTTAGTGCTGCCCTTCCCTTGCTTGAGAAAGGGTTAAGAGCTAATGCTACTCAATATTTATTGGGATCTAAAAATGCCGAACTCTTAGCAACAAATCTCGGTAAAATTGTTAACTCCAACAAAGAACTAGGAAGTCTATTAGGCAAGGCATCAAACATTGGATATTATGCGCTACAACTTACTACTTTAGCTAAGGGTGCGTCCGATGCCTACACTACCCTAAACAGGATTCCAGAAGTATTAGAACAAATGAATCGGTCGGGAGTTAGTACCGATTCCATTCAAGGGTTTATGACTCTAAGGGATGCTATATCAGGTAGTCAAGTTGCGGTTGAAAGTTTTGCTCAGGTAGCTGTTGCCAAACTCAACGCCGTTGAGAGTGCGTCCGCAAGGGTTGGGACTATCCTTAAATCCTCCACTGAGTTTACAGAATCGGGGACGGCAAGACGGGCAACGGCTACCGACTTAAATAAAAACAGGAAACAGATCCAAAAGTTACTCAGGGATAAATTAGATAATACTGTCACCACAACCGACGCATTACTCGGACAATATGAAGTTTTGTCTGGGGGTTTTACTTCTGAAAAAACATCTCAACAGGTATTAGAATCAGGATCTAAATTAATCGGAATTGCGGGGGCTGGCGGTCAAGTTGTTGACCCGACTGCGACACTTCAGCTATTGACAAAAACCCTCCGGGCTTATGGTTTAGAAGCATCTCAAGCTAACAGAGTTTCGGCTATTTTAAATGGTACGGTAGAAAATGGGATTACCACGATTCAAGAATTATCCCAAACTTTCGGACAGGCTTCTCAAGTAGCTAAAACCGCAGGGATTAGTATTGAAGATTTAGCCGCAGCAACGGCAGTCTTAACCGCCCAAGGTACATCAACACCCGTGGCATTAACAGGTATTCAGGCTTTAGCTAGAAGTATTATTGATAAAACACCCGAAGCTGCAAAAGAGATCGCTAAACTACGAGATAAAGAAGGAAACCGGATTAGATTTGATATTAGAGAAGTTCAGCAAAAAGGGCTGGCAAAATCAGTTCAAGATATTTTTGAAGCGACGGGGGGAGATCAAACCAAGTTAGCTCAAATCCTACCAGATACCCTAGCTTATCGGACGGCGTTAGGTTTAAATTCCAACAAAGGACAGGACTTTACAAATGTCACAGCAAACATCAAAGCTAACGCCAACGTCACCAGTTTAGACGAAGTTTTTAAGGGTGCTACCGATGACAAGATTTCTAGGTTTCAAAAGATAGCCAACCGCTTTGAAGAAACAATAATCCAGTTAGGAGAATCATTAGCACCTGTATTTGAACCTGGACTTAAATATTTAGAACAGGCAAGTAAATTAGTTGCCAATATTCCCGACCCGATTAAGAAGGCTATCGGTGCTTATCTATCATTTCAAATTCAAACTAAAACGGTCGGATTAGCATTCAAACAACTATCGGGCGCTGTAATTTCTGTACTCGGTAACTTTGCCTTACTGCGAGTCATCAACTTAGTAATCACAGGTCAATTTGGTAAACAAGTTGCCGTGATTAAAGATTTAATCTTACAGAAGAAAGGACTCGGTGCAGTTGTTAAGCAATTGTTAGGACTTGATCAATCTCGATTATTAGTAACTAAAGAAGCAACGGACGCTATTGTTAAAGAAGGGGTAATTCAAAAAACCGTAAACGCTGCCAGAGAACAAGCTAACAATATTATTAAAAAGAATATTAAGGGATTTGTTGACCAAACAGAAGTAGTTAAAAATAGCGGTGTAGTAATCAATAGCACTAAGGGTAAATTTGCTGAATTTGTTGAGGTAATCAAAGGTACAACAGTTGGCAAAAAGATTGAGGAAATCACAGGAAAGTTTTCGGGTCAAAAAGCTGCAATTCAAGAATTAACCAAAAAGACGCAGGAATATTTTAATACGCTTAAAAATACAGCAGGTGAAGGGATTGAAAAAATAAAAGGCCCTCAACCGTCTGAGATGGATCGGCAAGTTGAAGCCTATGCTGCTAAAAGACGCGCTGAAATAGAGAAAAACATCCCAGATTCCCCCGATAGTTTTGGGGAAATGTTAGAGGTAGACCCCGAAGCACAAAGGGAAACCAGACGGCGGGAATTATTGGCAGAACGGGAACGCAGAAATAAGATTAGACGGCAACAAAGGTTAGACAGTTTAATCCCAGACACAGAAGGGAAAACCTTTGGCGAAAGTTTTGGTATTGATTTACCCTTTGGAGACTTTGCAGAAATAGAAGATAGAGAAGCTAAAAACAAGCGTCGGCAGTTATTAGAAAATATCAGAACTAGACGGGCTGCCAGAGATGCGGGGGTTGCGTCTGTTGTCTCTAATGCCGTCGGTGATGGGTTATCCTTTGGTGATTTTCTGTCGGGTGGCGGTGATACTCCGAGAGTAGATCGGGATTCATTGAGAGATCGGGCTGCGGGTCGGGGTTTTGGTAACTTAAACAGAACCAGGGAACAGTCGGCTATAGCTTCGCGTGCCATTGCTTCTCAGGTGTCTTTATTTGAATCCTTAAAATCTGTCTCAGGTAGTGCGTTCTCAGCTATTGGTAAGGGTGTCAAGTCTAGTTTTGGACTAATTATTGAGTTAGCCGGGGGAGCTATCACGGCACTCGGCCCTATTGTTCCATTAGGTTTGGCTATTGGTGCGGCGTTTGCACTTGCGGGCAAAGAAATTATTCATATTTTCGGCGGCGGTACTGCCAATAAAATCAGCAAAGGCATTGACGAGATAACTAAGGCACTCAAGGAATTAGAAAAGGAATCTGGAAAGGATGGGGCTTTATTGGAGTTTAAAGCCAATCTAGTTGCACTCTCGGAATCCAACACCGGAAACGCCGACGCACTCGATCCCCTCAAAAACAAATTAAACGAATTAAAAGAAGCTGGCAATCTTACCTCTGGACAATTCGCAACTATGTCCAAGGCTATGCAAAAAGCAGGGGAAGACGGAAAAGTCACGGCTCAGGAATTATCTATCTTACAGAATCAAATCGAGGCTTTCAGAGCAGGCGCACCGGGTGAAATTGAGAAGGGAATTGGTGATCGGATTGGCGAGGTTTTTTCGCTAGAGGGTTTAGGGAAAGCTACTAATTTTATAGGAAATCTTAACGCTGCGGTTATCACTACCCTTTACAACCCGTGGAAAGGTATTACGACTATTGACGAAGCTAACGCTAACCGAGAAGGCGATCGCTTAATCAAGATGCAATCTAAACTCAGAAACGAGATTTTAAATGAAGTTGGTGACAATACCACTGACACAATTAAACAAACTAAAGAACTTAACGCTGGTTTATTCCAAACAGAGGAAGCCAGAAAATTAGCATCAAAAGGATCACAAGTTCAGGGTGTTGTTCTGGAAAAAGAGAATAAGGAAACTAATGATTTAATTAAAGCCAACGAACTCTTAATATCTGGTTATCAATCCCAACAGAAAGAACGACAAAAACTACTTGATGAGACTACAGACACAGGATTAAAGGAACAAATAAAAGGTCAATTTGATAATGCTCAAAATCAAATTGATAACCTTCAAAAACGTACAGAGGCGTTAAAACAAGCTAGGGAACAAATCACCAAATATTATAATGAGACTCTACCAGTATTACAGCAAGCGGTGGTAGCTTCGTCTGTTAATCCATTAGAGGGAAATAACGCTTTAGATGATGCCTTCTCAGTGTTTAAAGAAAAATATATTGACGAGGGTAAAGTATTTTTAAAAGATGTCCAACAGCAAAGAACTGAAGGGCAAGCGGTACTAGATCAAATCCTGCAAAACTATGACCGGAATCTATTAAAAAGTGGTGATGTTGCCAACAAAGTTAAAGATGTTTTAGATAAGTCATTTATTACCTTAACCAAGGATGGAAAACAGATTAAGGGTTCTATTTTTGATATTGATACCCAGAAAAATTTAATCAGTCAAATCGCCCAATTTAGCTCTCAAGCGACGGCAGAAAGAATCTCCCAAATTGAGTTAGAATCTTCTACCGCAGTAACAGCCGGACAACTCCGTCAAGCCACAGAGGAAGATGTTATTAAGAAAACCTCTGGACTGCAACAGGAAAAACTAGGGTTACAGAAAAAACAACTTGAGTCAGAAATTGAACTCCGTTTACAATATGGAATCAAAGTTACCGACCTAGAGAATCAACTTAAACAGACAAATCTTGAGATTGCACAAGCTGAATTTAATGAACGGGAAAAGCTAATTCAGAAGCGATTAGAGCGTCAAATTCAGGCTATGGAAACCGAGAAAACCTTAATTTCTGCCCAGGTAGCTGAACGGGGTTTGTCTGAAGAAAATGCTCAGACAAAAATGGCGGGTTTGCAGATTAAAGAATCTAAATTAAGAGCCGATGAATTAAAGCGTCAACTTGACCAATTCAAAGCTAACGGGGTTAAAAATGTAGAACTTGAGAATGAATACGCACAAGCTAGAAACCAAATTAGAGGAGCCGAAGCTAAGGAAAAAGAGCGATTAATTCAACAGGAATTGCAGGAGAAAATCAAATCTTTAGATATTGAACAATTGGCGGTTGAAGTCGGACTTTCTGAACGTACAACATCAGAAAAGAGTGCTCAAAATGCAATTAGTAAATATCGAATTGATCAAGAAAAACTAAAGTTAGCAGAATTAGATCGGCAATTAGAGGAATTAAAATCTAATGGCAGTAAGTCAGTTTCTTTAGAACAAGAGACTGCGATCGCTCGCTCTCGCGTTAGAAAAATGGAGGCAGACGAAAAAAACCGAGTAGAAGATTTGGATTTTGAAACCCAGAAAAAACAACTTGAGAATGAGAACCAACGGGCGGGATTAAGAAGACAGGCTTTAGAATCTGAATATGACTTACTCCAAAAACAAGCGCAACTTGTAGAAGCCATCACCAGCAGTAGGAATCAATTAGCTGACACTGAATCGCGTTATGTGCAATCACAGCTACAGAACCAAGCTAAGTTAACCCGTGACCCATTAAAACAAGCTGAAATTGAATTAAGAATAATTAAAGAAAGGGAAGTTGATTTAGTTCGGACTCAAAAAGCTGAATTAGAAAGTTTGGCTACCCGTCAAAAACTTGCAGATTTGGATTTAAAGCGTCAAGTTTTCCAGATTCAATCACAAAAACTTGAGGCGGAATCCCAGGCTCAAATCCTAAAATTTGAACTAGAAAGGGCAACCAGGCAAAAGAGATCGCCCGAAGAAATTGAGGCGATTAAACTTCAAATTCAAGGGAATAAACAACGGACTGAATCACTTACTCAACAACTAAACTTAACGGGTCAACAAATAAACCAACAGGGAGAAATAAACAAGAATGAACAAAAACGAGTTAGATTAACCCAACAGATTGAATCAGAGAATGCCAAAATTGAAAAGAAATTAGCCAAGCAAAAACTGATACAGGAACAGATTGATAAAGCTACCAAGCCGTTTGTTTTAAGTCAGCAACAAATCCAACAGGGATATGATAAACAGACGGCTGCACTGGAAAAACAGAATACAATCTTTAGCTTTCAAAAACAATTAATTGAGGCTAAACAACGGGCTATCAGTGACAGGTTGGGTATCGTTACCTCTGAACTGGGTTTAGCTTCCCAATTAATAGTTAACGATAAACAAAGACAGGTATTAGCTCAGGCGACGGCTACGATCAAATTAAAGGCGTTAGATCAGCAACAAAAAGCTGAGCGCGAGGTCTTGTTGCTTAATCAACAGCAAGCTAAAGTTCAGCAACAGATTGATGCTATTAAATTAAAAGGGCAACAGGCTCAAAATAAAGCTGAGGTAGCGCAGGCACAAGCTGATTTGGCTAAACTCGAAGCGTCAGGAGCTACACCAGAAGAAATCGTTGCGGGTCAAATGAATCTTGAAGCGAAGCTAATGGCAGGACAAGGATTAGCTTTGCAAGCCTCACTTTTACCCTTACAGTCTCAACTATTGGATTTTTCCCAACAACAGGAAATCATGAGTTTAGACCAAAAACAAAAGCTAGACCGGATGCAAGCTAAGTCTGAACTAGCTAACACATTGCCAGAGGGAAGACAGAAAGCACAGCTAAAGCAATCAATTATCAATGAAGCCTTGAGTGATGTTTTTGGTAAGAAGGTTACCGATTGGAACTATACCAGCGTCCTAGATCAAATTCAACGAGGTAATGAAGCCGACCTAAATAAATTAATTACAGGGAAGGAGGATCGAACCTCAATGAGACAACGATCAGGGTCGGTTTATATAGATTATGGGAAAGCCCCCGAAGTTCAAGGGTTAAACGTTCCATCAGATCGCTTTGATGAGATATTAAAAAAAATACAATCACTAAGCGATCCCATTTCTCCTGACTTACGGATGGGGACACCTTCCGCACCAAGTCTTAGTATTGGCCAGACGGAGTACACTCGATTCCAACAATATGCTCAGAACGTAGAGAATAACGTCAAGATGGAAGTGGGGGGGGTAAAGATAACAGTTACTTCGCCGGGTGATGTTGGTAAAGACTTAGAACAGGAAATGTTAAATACTTTTGATCGGATTATGGTGGAAGCTAAGAGACGGATGTAAATTGTTTTTATTAAATTGTATGTTCTATACTACAACTTAATAAAAAATGATATAATTAATAATAACAAAACCCCTCGCGGTGCGCTTAACACCCAGGGGTAGTAACTACTATTAAGGAAATAGTCACATGGATAATATTACCAGAGCCGAACGTTCTACGGTTAAATTTTGTGAGGGTGTCGAAGTCGATGGGTATTTATTGCCGTCCGGTGAGTTTAGGGTTGGCAAAATTTCGACTGCGCTGGCACTGGGATACGGAAAAGATTGGGTAACTCGGACTATAAACGGGGTCGCATCGGGCAAAGGTAAAGACGCTGAAACCCTTACCCAGTGGGGATTTAGTGGGGTCGCATCCCCTGTAGAAATCACTGGATCGGCTAGAGGGACTACAATCTCGGAAACTATCAGCTTAAAAGATTTTCGGCAATTGATTAGATTAGCTGCAAAGAGAGGTAAACCACAAGCTGAAGCGTTACTGGATGCCCTGTTAGACGTGGGGATTGAGGATTGGTTTAGATTGGCTTTCGGTCAAGAGCAACTTACCCTAGAGGAAAAGCGCAATAGATTTTATAAAGCATACGCGGCGACTATTGACTGGTTACTTGAGGATAGGCAGGAATTGAGATTGATTGAGGATCAAGAATTATTTTTAGCTGGCAACTGGAATTAAGCATTTAAAAAGGCACGGATTTAACCCCGTGCACCTATTTTATGGATTGAAATAATAAAGACAATCCCAACAATTATAAGAAAGTTGATGGCGGGATTAATCGAGATGGGACATTCTCTAATTCAAAAACCCCTTGAGCTCCGAACAAAGGATCTAGCCAAACCTCCAAAGGATAGCCTGTGCCTAACTTGTCTCTATCTGTGGCACTGTTAGGGATTAATTCTTGATCTAATACAAAATCAATCTCAATCGGATATCCCACGCTAAGGGTCATCGTCCCTGTGGCAAAAGGTTTATTATTCAGATTGCCTTGAAAAACGATGGTAGAAGATATAGATAGAATCCTGCGCTTGCGTCTTTCCCCATTAACAAAATAGGTTAGCCGATCACCTGGACGCATCGAGGGATTAAAAAAAGTGGTGAAGTTTTCCGTGTAACTGTTCCGAGCGTTCTCTATATCCAGATTGGTTTTAATTGCCGTCCTGACTTCCCCTATAGTTTTCGCAAAAGGAAAACTCATTGACCCCGATACTAATTGATCAAAGGGTGTTTTGTTCGGCGCTGATGGTGTCCAGACTTTATAACGGTATCTCTTAGGATCGGATTGGTTTTGCTTTTCCTCTGTTTCTGCCGGGTTCTCCTCCTCTACCCGCTCCCAGATTGGAGGTAGTCGTCTTGATGATTCCGGTCTACCTTCAACTTCCTCTGTTTTGTTTTCTGCAATCTGAGAGCCAAATCCCGACCCATTCCCCCCTGTTGATGCTGACCGAGTGTAAGCCGTGAAAGTATCCTTTTCGGAGTCGTCAACTTGTCTATACCCCGGCGTGTTGATGCTCCGGTTTATTTTTACCCTATAAGATTCTGCCGATTCTACACCTGTAATTAATGGGGGGAAATCCGGTTTTTCCTTTTCATTGTCTGGTTTTTTTCTGTTGTATTCTCTGATTGTAGGATTTCTAGGATCGTCCATCGAAGCCAATCCTCTAACTATTTTATCCCTAGCCGTTACACAGTAGGGCTGTTGAAACGTCCTGTCTATTGCTGCCAATCGTCGGCTCGTTCCGTCTGGCATACACCACTTAACCTCATCAACACCCTGAACCGCCGCGTCTTTGTAATATTTATCCATTGGCTCATGATAGTAAGTCTCCCTCTCAAAGATAGAAATTCGCTGCGGGGTATAGGCTTTTCCTGCTAATTCCTTAGTCATTCGGTCGGCTTCGGTGGCTTTGTCTCCTAGTTCGCTATATCGTTGTTGAGATGAGAGTGTGGGATATTGTTCCGTTGGATCGGCTTCTGAATCTGAAACATTAATTTCTGGCTCCGTAGCGAAAACGTGAAACCGCCATCCTGTTTTTTGATAACCCAAATATAAGCCTTCATAAGCGGTTTCTCCCTGACTATAAGAATGTTGGGTTGTAGTTTCTTCTATTATTTGCCAAAACCCTCTAACGTCAACTTTCTTTAACTTCCAAACGCCCTGATTGTATTCGTAAATATCCTTAGCTAACGGCCCATTGAAAGCATATTTTTGTTCTGTAACTTGAAACTCAAAACCATCAATAGTTTTAATCTCTCGTTTAACCTTGACGTAGTTTTGTCCAGACTTCCAGAAGGAAACCGACAAATCATTAATATTAACTGAATTAGGCGGTGTAGCTGCTATATCAGGGTCTTCTGTCCTTTGCTCATATTTGCGCTGTCTCATTCGGTATTCTGGCAGTGTAGGCGCTCTATTCCCTTGATTTTCCTCCTTCTGTTCCTGGAACTTTTCAAGAAATTCTCCCGTGACTTCTTGCTTCGGCCATATATAAGAAGCCCCATAAATATTAGTTACATCTTCATTCTTTAAGGTAATAGTCTGTTTGGGTGTGATACTGTTTGGCAATCCCACAATAATTTCCTGTTGAAAGGCGGAATTAGGGGTAAGCGATCGCTGTTTACCTGTGGAACAGTTAACAGAAATTGCCGATAAAACATCCGTTTCTTGTAATAGCCATTCCTTTGTTGAGTCCCATTTTTTGCAGTAGACAGTATCAGAGTCCGATAAATCTAAAAAACAATTATTCTGTCTTAACCTCGATTGAATTTCACTCCGTGGTATTCTCCCTTCCTCTGGACTAACATCATTGGGGACTGGTATTTCCCCCTCCATTCCTGATAACTTCCCCCCAGCTTCACTGCAAAGCCACGTTAACGTTCTTGATTCAGCTAATTTACTTTCGGGTTGCGATGGGCTGTTAGTTAAGCATTCAGGGTCAACACCTGAGCTGAGTGAGAAAGCATGGTAAGAAATCTTCCAATCCCCAGAATAGAGAATAGGTGACAGTCCATCCAGAGGATCATTGTCATTGTACTTTCTGGGAACCAAAGGAACCTCTGTATCAAGCCACCAATGGGGATCTGTTAAGGAAATTGAAACCTCTATTTTTGGGTGCGATAACTCCGATCTCATCTTTTCATTAATCTCTAGCCCATCCACTCGCCACCCAATCCCGAACGCTTCAAACTTTGCGCCCCGGCATAAATGTTTCAAAACTAAACTCTTATAACTAAACCAAGTCTCGAAACTCATCTGTCCGTTTTGAGATTGTTCTAAGGATGTGGAATAACTGAACTGACCCAATAAAGGCAACCATTGTAAAACCGTTGGCAACTTATCTATATAGTCAGTATCGTAATTAATATTAGATGTGTTGTTGACAACCGATATCTTAATGGGTGTAGTATTTGCTGTTACCTTAACTCCCGATACCTGTACAGCTAAATTTTGCGGGGCTGTGAGGATGGTTTTGGCTAAAGACTGAACAGGAATAAAGGTTAATTCTTGGGATGTAGAATTGTAAACCGCTTGACCCTGTACCAAGTCTCCAGCAAGTGTTCCGGGCGGTTTGACCGTGTAGCTAATCCCACCAATATAGACACTCGTAGCACTGCTATAGTTTGGGACTGATACGGTTACGGGGTTGGCAGGGGATGTGACTTGAATATATTTTGGTTCTGAGTATTGAGCGATCGCCACCTGTTGAGTATAGGGATTATAAATAAATTCATCCGGTGCGAGTTGTGCCGTGTCTACTGATTCCGATAATTGGTAAACCTTATTATTGACAACAACTGAGACAATCTTCTGACTTTGAGGTGTAGGGATAATTAAAACCGGATCGGTCGTGGGACTTACTGCTACAATAGAAACATCATCTTTAACTAATATTTCCTTACTTAACCCGTCGGGAACTCCCAGGGATAAACCAAAAGCACCGGACTGTTTAGTATTTAGATTTAATTGCGGGGTGTTTAATTTTAAGTACATAATATTATTATAAATTCATAAGTCTATTCTAATTATAATATGGCTGTAATCACTGGCAAGTTAATTTTTGAAACTCCATCCTCAATCAAAGATAAATATTATGAAGCCCTGACCTGGAGGGATGGCGACGGTGCAATCCGTAAATCCTACTTTAACGACAGTGGAAACCTAGAGTTAATGATTCCGTGTGACAAGTATCAAGAGAACCCCAACCCGTCCCCCGGCTCCGTATCTAATCGCTTCGGCGGTGACTGGGTACAAGTTAGTAATATCCGGTTTGGCTTCTCGATTGACGTGATTGAAGAAATGGCAGAATTGCGTTTTATCTTTCAGGAATTAAGGCGTTACCAAGGGGCAACTATTCAAAGCAGTAAATCATTTAGGGCTTTAAGGGTTTGGGATTATGTAGGGTTTGATATTGCTGATTATGCCACGGGCGTTACAGAGCGTCATGTTAAAATATTAGGGATAGAACCTCAAGGGGGATCGGGCGTGATGCAAAAAGGATCTCAACAGTGTGTTAGTGGTAGTGTAACTAATACCCCCGACAGTCCCAGACGGTTTTTAGGGCAACCATTTAAAGTTACATTTGAGGAGTTTGGACACCGTGAAACCTATTAATGTCATGACAGAAATAAAAGGAAAATATCAAATTTCATTATGTAGAGGTCAAAACTGTTGCCCTCAGTTAATCATTGAGAATGGTAAGTATATTATTACCGATGATTCCGGCGGGAGGGTTGTACTGGATAAAAGTAATATTGACGAATTAATTAATCAGTATCAGGAATTTCAGGATTTAAAATCACTCAAGGAATGGTCGTTAGGTAAATAATGCTATCTGATTTAATTGTTTTCCTATTACTGTCTCTCGGTTTGCGGTGGTTTATTTTTAAGCACTCCCTACTCTATCCTGTTCGGGTGTGGCTTGAAAGCTCCAAGGCACAGTCATTCTTTAGTAAATTATTTCAATGCCCCTACTGCCAAACCTTTGAGGCTTCTGTTATTGTGTATCTGGTACTCATGCCATTTTCACCTGCTATTGGGTTTCTAGCAGGTTTATTTAATGGCTATGTTGCGATCGCAGTTGAAAACTTAATTGAATCCCAAATTGATAAGTTTGAGGCAAGAAACGAAAACAAATAAAAAAGTAAGTGCGCTGCAAACGGTTAGGTTGAAATTGCTGCATAAAAAGTTAGGGATTTAAGCGATATCAAATAGACTCAATTGTTTAAATTCAGGTTTGTTTAATTCTTTAATTTCTATCTCTAATTCTGAGTATTCCCTGGGTTGATTAATCCTGTCACAAGCAATATCAAAATATTCCTTTTCCTTTTCGATGCAGATATAATTACGTCCCAATTCTTTGCAAGCTAAAGCCGTTGTGCCACTACCACAAAAAGGATCTAAGACTATTCCATTCTCAGGGGTGATTAAAGTTATTAAATATTTCATCAGGTGACGACTCTTGACCGTTGGGTGAGTGTTTTTGATCTCTCCACTGTTTGACCTATCATTAGGGGATGCCTTGGCTTGATAATAGACGCTAGGGATGGTTTCTGGGTCAAAGGGGATTTGCTTAAAGAATCTTGCTGCCGTCCCTTGATCGTTGTGCCCAAAAGTTGTATGAGCATACTCTTTACCTTTAGCCACGCTTTTAAAATCACCATTATTTCTTGGTCTATCACTACTAACACTAACCCCACTCTGTTCACCAACAACCGTCACCGGACAATCAGGGCTATGATTCTCGCCTTTGCAATTAGCACCGCAGGAAAGGATTAGATTTGATGGGAATCTACCGGATGTCGATCCTCCTATCATCTTTTCTGTTTTATCATGAGCAAAAGTCCCATAACTAGATCGATTGGTTGGATTACATCCCATTGTTCTGATCGTGCTTTCCGTCCCCACTCGTGATGCCTCAATATTCAAACCACCAACGCCATGTTTTAAAATATTTCTAGCAATGCTTGATTCTGATATAGGCTTTTGAACTAACCACCAACCCTCAACGGCTGGTTTTAATGCAGGCGTTTTCCATCCGTCCCATTGCTTGGCTTCGGGTGATGATGGGGCGGTTTCACACTCATTACGGGCTAATCCTTTCCAGCAATCATTTTCTCCCCAGTTTTTATAATTAGGTCGCTGCGTGCCATCTGGTCTAGTTTTTAGTCCTATAACTTCCCTTTCTTCCCCAAACAATTGATCGATTTGCTTTGAAATATCCTGACTTTTTGGAAATCCTTGGCCCTGTGCAACATGGCAAATATCAATAATTCTAAACCCCGCCAATTCTAAAGCCATACCCGTCCAGTGAGATGTTCTAGGGAGACTCCAAACCAAGCCACAGGCTCCGGGTTTCATCACCCTTAAACATTCTGCCATTATCTCAGATAGCCAATTAATCCAGTTAAGCATACCCCCTTTGTTATGGTCAAATTCCTTTGACATAAAGCTAATTCCTGCGGGTGGATCGCTTATTAAACTATCAAAATAATTATCAGGAATATTCTTTAAAACTTCAAAACAATCCCCATGAATAATTTGATTTAACATTTAGTTTAGTTGAGTTGATATTATCAGCAAATCTTTAAGGGTAGAGATTCAGTCTCTACCCTTTTTAATTGGTGGTTTTAACCAAGATTTCTGCCAACTATTCCCCAATAATCATCTGGCGATCGCCTTTCTGATTTGCCCACAATTCTCGAACCTCATCAACCAACTCCGCAGGGATATAGTCGGTTTGAACTGGACGCATTGCTTTAGAAATTAGATGATCTTTACCGCAAGATTCTAACCATTTTTGAAAATCCTTTCCAGTTTTGAATTTCAATTCTTTACCGAGTTGAGCCAATGATTTCCCACGAAATACAGCTAACTGTTTTCCGTCTTCATTCATAACAACTGATTCAAACTGGGTTTCAGTTTCTCTCACTACTGCGTCAGGACGACCTTGAATGAGTGCCAAAGTTCCCACGCCATGAAGTGAAACAATAGCGGAGCCGGTTTCTAAAACAAGCCTTTGATCTCTCATGCTACTAGCTTGGGCTTCAACGATTCGGACTTGTAACCGGAGAAATTCTAGCTCATCATTTTGTTGGGGGATGACGGTTTCAGCTTCACGGGTTTTGATGACAAAATAGGCTTGAGCTTGTGCAATTTCCGGTTTTCGGGGGTCGCCGTTCATAGCCGTGAGATAAGCCCCAAATCGAGATAATTTGTAATCTTCTTTTGGGCGACCGCCACTTTTTAGGATTGACACTGAAAAGTGCTTACCGACTTCGTTTGAGCCTTGCTGTGCTTCACAAGAAACCATTGCTCGTTCAATGGCTACCTTAAATTCATTCCATCGGGGATATCCCAATAAACTCATCAACTCCCGTGCCAACCAGTATTCGCGCCCTTCACGGTCAATGCGCTTAATTGAGTCAAAAGGGGATTTGGATTGACTGTGATCTTGATTGCCAGATAATGCTATATTAGACATAGATTTCCAATAAATTATTACAACGTTTTTGAGAAAAGCCGGAGAAGGTAGAAAACCTCTGGCTTTTCTCTTTTCTATTATACACCAAAACACTTTAAGCTATTTATTCCATTAACTCCCTGCTCTCAACTTTCCTAATTCTTCCCTCTGATTATTTAACATCCCAACAACCTTAAATAAATCTTGATTCTTGCGGGTGATGCTACCCTCCAAAGCATTAAGTCTATTTTGGCGTTTAATGCCCGATGCCGACCCATCTAACGGCTGCTCTTTGAGTGCGGTTATTTCCCGTCGCAGTGTTGCCATTTCAGATTGAATACCCGTTAACTGTTTCTGGGTATTTACTATCTGACCTTTAAGGATTTGGATTTGCTCATTCTGTAATGGCGGTAATCTCAAGTCTCTAACATCTTGAATAACCTCCCCTAACTGCTGTTGTTTAATCTGTTTTTCTAGTTGTAACTTACTCAGTTGAGCCTCTAACTTTTTAGTTCCTTTCTTGGCAATACTAAGCTGTTGAATTTGTTGTTGAATTTCAGATATTTTAGGCTCTAATTCAGTCAAGGCTTGATTAAGAATATTCCGATCTCTAATCATTGCCGAGGCTTTATCAGCTTGATAAGTTAGCGGTTCTATCTTGATTTCTCTCATGTTCAGAGATTGTTTTAACTTATTCTCAATCTCATCTAATTGTTTAAATAGTTCCCCCCTCTCGATAGCTTTTCCTTTCACATCAAAGAATACGGGTTTACCAGCATCCTGTCTGACCTTCTCCCATATTTGTAGGGTGTTGTCTGCGTTATCTCTAATTAGATTTGAGCTATCAAGATTGTATCTATCAAGTTGTTCCAATAGAATATTTTGCTCATTTAATAATTTCTTCTGAGCATCATTTAAGGATCTAATTCCATTCCCTGTTACCTCTCCCTGTTCCTTGAGTACCGTATATTTACGTTGCCAGTCTTGATATTTGCCTACGGTTTTCCGTAGCTGACCCTGTACATCATCGGGCTTGATTGATTCCCTGACTTTGACATCAGACGCTTTTTTACCATCTAAAGATTTCCAGAGTTTGTCAACTCGCTCGTAACTTGACCCCTGCCAGTTGTCAGATGTTGATGATTTAATTTGGTTCTGCCAGTACACGGCTTGATCTTCTGCCCATTTTAAAAACTCGCCTTCCTCAATTAATCCATTTTCAGTAAATACTTTAAACTGGGTATCTTTTTTGAGTGTTCTAATACTGGACTGGACAATACTGTACTGCCTTAAAGTTTCGTCAGCTAACTGTCTAATGGCTTCATAACCCACTTTTTTACCAGTAAGCGGTAATAAGGTTAAGTCTTCAGGTGAAAGCCCGTTAGCATCAAACCACCGCCGAACCTTGAGAGCTTTTCCCGTGGCATCAACACCATCATCAATCTTTTGACCGATATCAATTAAAAACCCTATATTCCAATCCTGACCTATGGCTTCCAACTTTTTAACAGCATCCTCAATTTGATTGATGCGAGACTCAACCATTGGGGATAGATTCTTTTCCCATGATGGAGTCTGTTCATCCCCAAACCGTTGTTTTTCGTATTGCTGATAGGTTTTATTTTGTGACTTTAAAGACTCATCAAGGTTAACCCGACTAGCACCAGCTAACGCTTTTAACCGTTTAGTTTCCTCTGCAATCTCACGGGATATTTTGCGCAATTCGACCGCCGCGTTATACGTCCCTATGTCAGAGTCGGGGATTTGGGTTTTGGTTATGGGAAGTTTAGAGGTATCAGCTAGAATACCATCAATTTCTTTCTGCAATTGTTCAAGTTTTTTAGTCTGTATAGCGATATCAGAAATAGTGGACTTGGCATTATCTAATCCAGGCCTAAACCTACTCTCTAATTCCTTTTTGAACTTAGGGACTTGAGCTTTAATATCCATAGCATCCTGAGTCAACTTGTCTAACGGTTGTTGTCTTTCTATCTGACTAAACGGCTCGTAGGTTTGCTCGTAGTTTTTAGTTTTCTTAACTCTATTTTCCCAATCTAATATCTGAGATTCAAGTTCTTTAGCTTGTTTTTCTAGTTGCGCTCCGGTCTTTAGATAACCCATTCTCCCTAAGATTGATTCAGTTTGATTGGTTGTAGCTGTGAGGGTTTGATCGGTTCTTTTCAATAGTCTAACAGAACTATCAATCTCGGCCTTAACCCTTTTTAGTTCGGCGCGAAGTGATGTCAATTCATTTTGAATATCACGCCCAAAAAAGTTCTCAGGGTAAAGAGGATCTAATAGGTTTTGATAGTGGGATTGGAGTTCAGTTAATTTAGATTGTAAACCCTCTAGGTTTGTTTTTTCAATCAGATTAGACACGGGTTCTATAATTAATTTAGCACGGTTATTTGCTTGTTCTAGCCCCGCTATTTTCTTGTTAGGAGGGATGAAACCTTTAGACATTTGGCTGTCTATCTCGTTAGATATTTGAGCCTTCAAGCTATTGGTAGCATCGGACAGACTAGATCCTTCATTCCCTAGATTCTCAACAGCTTGGTTTCGTAGTTTGGCTGCGGGTGTGAGATTGGGGATATCTAATTGATTAAGTGCCAGATTAGCTTTTTCAAGTTGCAATCCGATGGCGTTGGCTTTTTTTTGGGCTTGTTCTATTTTTGTTTGAATCCGAGCCTGTCTAACTTCTCTAATTCTAATTTCTTCAGGTGAGACGAACTCCTTGGGATTCCGTTTGTTCATGCGACGAAGACGGACATTAAATCTGCTCTCATCGGATCTAATTTTAGCTAACTCAATTCCTAGATCCTTGATTTCTTGTAAGGCTTCGCGTCGTTGTTGTAGCCCGATTTCCCTCTGTTTGATAATTTTACCAACTGCAATCTCTGGAGTGTCTAAAGTCACATCATCGGGAATCATTGGGACGTAATCATCCAATCCCACAACCTGACGTTTTTCTTGTGCTTCGATTGATTTAATTTTATCTATAGCTCTCTGTATCCGGTCATCAGAAATACCACGCTTTTTGAGTCTACGTTTTAAATCACTCCATGACTTAGAAGGTTTATCTTTTAATTCGTCAAAAATTGCCTTGGATTCGGAACGGGAAAAGCCCAAATTCTTTAACCACAATTCTGAGGGACTGGTTAGTTTTTCTAATTCAATCCTGAGTTTATCTTTATCAGCTAAACCCTGCAATATTTTAAAGGCTTTACTTTTGCGAGATATCCCCTTGACATCCAATAAATCATCAATAGAACTAACTTTATTCTCTTGTAAATAATTGATTAAATCATCTAATTGTTTTTTAGGTAAAAATTCTTTTAATCCCTCTCTAATTTCTTCAGGCGTGGCGCTGTTTAACTCAACTCCATTTAAAAATAATCGGGGTTGAATCTCAATCACACCTTGACCCGGCAATGATTCAGTCTGATTCTTGCGACGTTGACGGATCTGTTCTGCCGTCTGCACCTCTCCCGTCGCTTTGGCTATCCGGTGAAGTTGAGAGGCAAGGGCAACATCTACAAGTCCCCGTTCAACAGCCTCCCTGACTGGAGATGGGATCGAAATTCCTGGTGAAGCGACACCCGACCCCGGAACCCGTGCCTTTTTCTGTGACAATAGAATCGCTGCCAAGATACCCGCAGCTAACCATTTGGGCGGTGCATTAAATAACTTTCTTTTTTTAGATGATTGGCTGTCCTTGTCTAGCTCATCTTGATTAGAGGGATCTGCCAAACGGGGAGATAGTACACAGCGACACATAACGTGCATCGGGGGTGTATTAGCTGAAACAGTCTCTATATCATTAAGATCAATAGTCATCCCGTGGCGGTCTTCGCACACCTGACAACGGCGATCATCCATGATTGACAGGAAAACAACATGAGACACTAAACCCGAATCTTTATAGGTCTGCAACCTTCCGGCGTTATAAGCAAAAGTCAGTTCAGTGCGAGCTATCTTTTCAGCGCGATTCTTGAAACCCTTATCACCCAATTCTGAATTGATCCGCTTGAGAAGTTCTGATCTGTTTATCGGTTCCCCTGTTTCGGATTGGGGTTGGATTGCTGCAAATAGATGATTCTTAATTTTCCCCCATTGAGTTGAGGAAATATCGGATGCTAGGGTTTTTGAACGATTAGCGATCGCAGTCTGAGCAGGGACATTCTCTATAGATGCCAATTCCGTATCTAGTAGATCCTCATCAAAATTAGCCGTTCCCTTTTTCTGTTGAGACTTAATTTCATTGTTTCCATGCTTCCGCCCGATGTTCCAACCCCCTAACCACATTCCATAAATTGATTTAGTCAACTCAGGAATTAAGACGGCTTGATAGTTTTCAATTGCCTTTGAGTCCTTGGTTCTAATCGCTCCGTCTAAATCCTTTAATGCTTTAGAAACCACGCGACTAAAGGCATCGGTTAAAGTATTAACCCCACCACTCTCTAATCTATTCAGATTAATTTTTATCGACTTTGGCTTAACGTAGTCAGGTGTTTTAGCTCGGAATATTGCGGAACTATTTGGAGAGAAAACGGAGTCAAACATAATCTTTTCAATAATTAATTATTATAACATTAAGTAAACAATTCTCTAACCTTCTTAACAGATACCTCCTCTGGATTAAATTGCTGCTGCTTAACTTTTTCCTTGAGTACATCCTGTTCTGATACCCCATCGGAAAACGTAGGATTGGGACAAGATGATCCAATGATCACCGAGTCCCCTGCATCCGGTGAACGTTTCAGTCTAGCCCGGACGTGCTTCTTACTCTCACAAGCTATCTGTCTATCTTCCCCACCTTTTCCCGATAATGAGTAACGGTGTGATGATAGATCCTCGAATACCTGATCCTCAATATCTCCGAGGGGTGCGATCGCTATTTTCCCTAACCTTAACCCGTCCCTAAGTTTCCAGAATAGCTCGGTCTTACGGTTTGAAAACTCATGGTTACTTTCGGCTGATTCTCCAAAAGCACAACCACGGACAAAATACCCCTGTTGTTTTAATCGTGCTAACGTCCCCGCACCCACGCCCGTTTTATCAACCGCAGCATAATAAGCACCCCCTAGTTTCCTAATCTTTTCAGCAACAATATCAGCAATTCTAATTGTGTCTAACTCATCCCCTTGAGTGGGATATAAGACTACTTCATAAAGGACATCACCGCGCCATAATGCAACGGCGTGACTATCCCCTCCATCCCCAACATCAACCCCAAGTCTCCAAGGCGAAATAATAGCCCGTCTATCCCAATACTCAGGATTAAAGTCGTAGCGTTCCCTTGCAGCTTTTAACCAAGTGGAAGGGATGATTCCCTCGATGATATCTTCTGGAAAAATACCCTCTACCCGACCTTGCCAGAACACAGAAAACTCACCCTTGTCTTGCCTGACTTCTTCAATCCATTTCAGGGATATAGCGCCGGGGATGACATCATGGGGAAACTCGGGGGGCCATTTATCCTGAGTTTTAACTAATCCATTTGAGTCTAAAAGTTGAATTGCCACCGATGGTTTTAATCTATGGATTAACCTTAACTTACCAGCCGGATCTATCACTTCCTCAAGTTGATATGCCCAAGCCACATTGGGGTGATTCCATGCAGGGATTGTAATATTAGTGCGATCGCAAGCCTTAGAGAATGGGGATTGTTTATTCAGAGGGTTGCCAATTCTTAACCCTCTGTTTGACGATCCGGTTAGGCATGACTGAAAACCATCGTCAATAATTTCTGAGATGCCATCCGCTTCATCTGCTATGAGTAGCAACCTATCCGCGTGTTTACCTTGGAATGAGTTGGTGTCATAGTTGCGAGCGGTGAAACCATAGGCCCGTGCCGTCTCGGATTTCCTGACAAATAACTCCCCACGGGTTCCGCCTAACTTTTCTTTGTTGCGGTCATATATTTTCCGTATCTCAGACCAAAGGATTTGCTTAACCTGATCCTCTGTTGGGGCTGTAGTGATTGCCAGACCGTCAACGGCAAAAACCCACCACAAAACACATACAGCCGAACCGATAGACTTTCCTACCCCGTGCGCGGCTTTAACGTTTGTTTCTGGGTTATCTCGGACACTCTCAAGGAATCGCTGTTGATCCTCTGTTGGTTCGACTCCAATAAACCGAGAGAAACCCACGGGGTCATTTTTAAATCGAGTTAAGGAATTACGACCGGATTTAGTTTGTTTCTGCTGCCGTCGTTTCCTTGCTTCCCTTAATTCTTTCTTGAGTCGCTCCCCTTTTTGGATAGCTCGAAGCATGATATCTAATCCTCACTATCATCTTCAGAGTTATCGAAGTTTTCAATAATAATACTGAGTTGATAACTATGTTCGTCTATCAACATAATTGTTTTTAATCCGTCCATTGCATTTTTAGATTGGACATGAACCCCTGACTTTGTAGCTTTAGCGCAAGCCTTAACCGCATCCTGATCCTTGGCAAGATCACGATAGGCTTGATTCGTTACCTTGAAACATTGGGCTGTATTGTCTTTTAGTGCATTTCTAAAAATATCTATTTCGCGTTGTCGCTCTAAAAGTTTTTCTCTAAGTTCGGTCTTTTCTTGTTCAGACATTGGTTTTAATACCTCTGCATATTTGTGGAATATCTTATATTTGGTTTCTTCCCATATCGGGTGTTTTTTCCAGTGCCTTATAGAACTTTCGCTTACCCCAATCTGTTTGGCTATCTCACAGTTGGTTAGCCAAGGTTTATCAAGTAGGAGTTGAACCGCTTGCTCAATTAAATCAAGTCTGAATTTTTTTATTGCGGTTAATAACGAATAACTACTATTTTAAGTTAACATAGCTATAAACCTTTCTACAACTTAAATATGACTAAACCTAAAATTATTGAAACAAATATTTCAAATCTGACACCCGATCCGAATAATGCCCGAAAAAGAACGCCGTTATCAGCTAAGGTGATTTCCAAATCCTTAGAACAGTTTGGGGCTTGCCGTTCCATTGTTATTGATGAAAATGACGTTATCCGTGCGGGGAATGGAACCTTTGAGGAGGCGGGTCAATTAGGGATTGAGAAGGTTTTGGTTGTAGAAGCCGATGGTAATACGATTGTTGCTGTTAAGCGGCCTGGGTTATCAGAGTCGGATTGGAAACAATATGCGATCGCTGATAATACTGCCTCGGATTTCAGTACATGGGACTTTGATCTTTTAAATGATTTAGCTCAGGAAGTTGATCTGAGTGAGTTCTTCCCTGATTATAAATTAAATGAATTGTTGGAACAGTTGGGCAAGGGTGAAGGGTTTGACTCGACTGAACAGCAAGAGGAAGATGAGGAAGAAATAGCCGAGCTTCTGGATAAGGTTGATGAAATTGAATCAAGGGTTAAGTTGGGTGAAATATGGGCACTGGGCCGCCACCGATTGGGTTGCGGTGATTCTACTATTGAGAAGAATGTTAGGGCTTTGTTGGGGGATAGGTTTGGGGATATGGGGATGGTTTGGGCTGACAGTCCCTATGGAATTGACATAGTTGCAACCAACGGAAAAGTTGGTACAGATAGTCCTTTCGGGTCAAACGGTAGAGGGGGTAGCAAAAGAAGTGATGCGATAAAAACAAATGTTTATGCTCAAATAGCAGGAGATGATACAACCGAAACCGCTAGGAAATCTTTTGAAGTTTGCAAACTTTTCCCTGATTCTATTCAATTTTGGTGGGGTGCAAACTATTATGATTTTCTCCCCGCTTCATCGTGTTGGATTGTCTGGGATAAAGAAAATACCGGAAATTTTGCCGATGCTGAATTGGCATGGTGCAATCATAAATCTGCCGTTAGAATTTTTAAGCACCAATGGAACGGTATGATCAAAGCATCTGAACATGGTCAAAAACGGGTACACCCAACACAAAAACCCGTCGCACTTTTTACTTGGTGCGCTGAGAAATATGGGCAACCTGGGGATATTGTTTTTGATCCTTTCCTGGGTAGTGGAATTTCTGTTATTGGTTGTGAGCAGTTGAATGATGATCGCACTGTTTTTGGTTTCGAGTTATCCCCTGAGTACATGGAAATCACCTGCCGCCGTTATGAATTGCTAACAGGTGACACAGCTAAATTAGTCGGACATCTTTAAGCTGATTGGATTAGCGATAATTGAATGTACTGTGGCTTCGTTTCTACTGGGATGAGAGGATCTGGGGAGTCCTCTTTGTATCCTATCTCTGATAAAAACTTCTCAAGAGTAAACCCTTCTATATATGGAGAAACTTGACCCGCACAAACTTTGTATGTTTCAGTGTTGAGCCGAAACAATAACGTTTTATTTATGGTTTCATTGAATGGGTAATAATAAACCGATTTCCGATCTAATGCTACCAAGGCAAAACCATCAAATTCGTGCGTCCCATAGCTTCTCGCTCCCCCTCTCCCTGCTCTCCTGACACTGAAAAGGTAAACGTTATTTGCATATTCCTTATTCATTTTTGCGGGTTTTTGAGTTGTCTTAACTTGAAGTCGAACCAATCTACTCCCTAAGTCTAAAACAACGTCATAAGCAACACCTTGATCGGTTAGAAACGCTTGATATCCCTTTGAGAGCAAGTCGAACATCACAAGATATTCACCCGCCCTACCTATGTTTAATTCTTTACTATTCTTGTATAATGGCATTAAGCTGTGTCTCCTATTTAGACATAGAGGCTTGAGTGTTAGTAGCACTGCGAAGCCGTTTTATATTATCTATTATAGCGCAAAACTAGATACAATGGGCGATTCAGTCTATGATTGCCAGAATTTATAAAAGTAGTTCACCCGATGACGGGATTATTTATTCTCCATTTTTAGGCAGTGGGACGGATATTATTGCTGGTGAGAAATCAGGAGGCGATCGCACAGTATGCGGATTCGAGCTTTCACCCGCATACTGTGAAATTATCTGCCAAAGATTCGAGAAATTTACAGGAATTGAGCCTAAACTAATCGGAAGATTGCCAGATTAATTAATATTAATTGTGATATAATATTAACAGTAAATGCCCTTCGCGATGCTGAAACATCCAAGGGCTGTAAACCTGATTCAGAGGTATCACAATGATTGATTTTAGCAAAGAACTAGCTTTAAGTTTACTCGGTTCCGGTAAAGAATACCCCGTTGATTTTGAAGACGCTTGGCAATGGTTAGGATATTCAAGTAAACAGGCTGCCAAAAAGAAGCTAACCCGCAACTTTGAACAAGGGGAAGACTATTTATCCGAATGGATGAAAACCCCTGATGGCGGTCGTCCTAGCGAATCCATCTATCTCACCGTCGATTGCTTTAAGGCGTTAGGCATGATGTCAGGGACGGAACAAGGGAAGGCAACTCGACAATATTTCCTCCGATGCGAAAAGGAATTAAAATATTCTAAGTCCACTGGTGGGATGAACCTATTAGACAAACCCTCACCTCAGTTGATTAGTGATGCGATTATGGCAGTCTTCCGACCTACCAATGTTGACCCAACACTTGTCTCAGGGATTATTGCCAACAATATCGCTAAAACTTATCCGGCGTTGGCTCCTGCGATGGAAGAAGCCAAAAAACATCTAACCGTCGAAGTTGAGGAAAAACTTCTCACGCCCACCGAACTCGGATTAATTTTAGAACAGCGCACTGGACAAAAACACTCGGCGCAACGGGTCAACAAACTATTAGCTGAGAATGGATTGCAAACCCCAAACCCTCACGGGAAAGATCCGGCTTGGTTGCCAACGTCAAAAGGATCTGAATTTTCTAAGTTGTTACTCGCTGCACAGAAGGGGATTAAGGACGCGACCCGTCAACATTTGCAATGGTTTGAATCCGTTGTAGATGTTTTGGCGGTGTAGGGTGAAATAGCAAAAAGCCTAGGATTCAACCTCTAGGCTTTTTGAATCTTTATTTACTTACAATCCTTACATCTTTTCGATTGTAAGTTTTAATATCGTCCGTCCATTCAGCTAACAGCTTTTCGTCTGGATCGCACCAAGGATAACCCGGACAATACCAACCTAAACTATCCCTAAATTGAATTTTCATGGTCTATTTTTCCCGTAACAGATTGTTTACAATATCGCTCCGTGACCCTTCTCCCTGAGCTACCAGGGCATCGAGTTTAGTTAGTAGGTCGGATTCTATGCAGATACTAACTGTCACTCTTTTTGATTCACCTTGTAGCTTTCTGCCACCATTGGGGTAAGAGCCACCCCGCCCGATGTATTTACTCATCTGTTGACTGCAACACTTCAGGGCAATCATCCCAACAGTTACCCCAATCGGATAACTCTGCATAGGTTTTATCTAGTAAAACCAGGACTGTAGTAGCCATATCGGTGTAGTAGCCATATCGGTCGTTTTTCATATCAAATAAAACTCCGACCTGTTTACAGCCGCCAGTACCTATAACTTCCCAGTCAACAACGTCAATACCAAAACCCAAAGCGTCAAATTCATCAACGCGATTTAATACCAGTTCAATAGCTTCAGGCTCGAAATCATCGGTTTCAGATACCAAGTCTTCTAGTGTTAGTTCGTTCATGGCGTGTTCCTGTGTTGTTGTTTAATGGTTGCCAGCCCGTGCAACTTGTAGCACGGGCTGTTATTGATTGCTAACTCAGATCCCCTTCATTTAGTGCTGCCCAGTATTTTTCGGCTGTAATGGTGTAAAGGTATTCGCCGTCGTTTGCGACCCAATAGCCGTCTTCTAGTCTTAGGTTTTGTAGCTTGTTTTGAGCTACAAATTTATTGACCTGTCCTGCGTTTAATCCATCAACTGACATACCGTTTTTCCTCTGTGTGTTTTAATAATTTAGTTATAGCATAGGGCTTTTAGGTTTGTCAATAGGTAATCTAAAATTCTTTTTAGGACTGAATTGGACACCAAAAAAAACACGGGTTTAACTCCGTGCCTTTTGGTTGTTATGTGGCGATCGCGAAATTATTGTAGCTCGATGAGATAAGATCATCTATTAGTGAACCTCGGTACTAGGTTAACGATTGCATTGTTTCTTGACTAATTTGATACTAGGTGAACTCACGTCCCCGAATGCAGAAACATTGCGGGGACGCTTATTATAACAATTTAATCAGTCCCAAACTTTTCCCTGAGTGCCAACATAGCTTTTTTCTTCTTATGTCTGAGATATGATTCGGCATCGGTCAGGTTCCGACCTGGATAGATTCTCGGCCTCCCTACGGGCTTGGGGTCTGAGGTCGTGATTTTCTCATGGATTCTCGGTCGCCCCTCTGGTTTGGGATTTGAAATTTGGGACGCTCCGCAGGGTGTACAGCGCCACTTCTGCCTCCCGTCCGAATGAACCCCGTTTTTTTTCATCTTGTGTCCGCACTTTGGACATGGCGGGTTTTTCTTGGCTTCATTGGATTTTCGATTCCGTAACCAACAGGGATTGCAGAAATACTTTTGTTTTCCGGTTGGCGTTATCCCAGACTTCCACATCTTCCCACCGCAAGTTAAGCAGCGCGGGTTGTATTTTTCCGTGTTATCTTTGTCCATTAGTAGCCTGTTCTGTAGGTTTACTCAAGTCCCCAGATGTGGCAAAACATCGTGGGGATAATTCTTCTATGTCAATACAATTGTAGCCGGATAAATTGCCATGTAATCGTTTTCACCTAAGCTAATTTTCTGCTGCTCAACTAAAGTAAAAATTGCAAACCAAAATACTTTTTCACTCAATCCCAAATCCTTCTGAGCTTTAGAGGGATAGATAAATACTGCCCTCTTTCCTAGGAATTGAGGGATTAACCATTTTTCCACAATGGTGATCGCATTCTCTAGTTCTTGAGTATTAATCATAATTTAATCAGCACAAAACTATTGTTTTATTATATAATATAAACAGTTCTAAATGCTAACAAAATATGGCGATCGCAACGAACCTAAACCAAAGAATAGAAGGGCAAAAACTTCTATTCACGGCTGCCACTGATACTATGATTATCGGGGGAATGGTTAGCAATCTTTCTGTAACGGATGCCTACTTTAGCTTAAAACCTTTTATG